TTTTGGATCGAGCGGGTCTTTTCGCGCGCGCATTGTTTCTGGGTTTTCGTCGTTGATAATATCTAAAATTGTGCAGCGGCAATTTATATCCATCGCCGGATCGCCCCATTTGCCAATTGCAAAAGTCGTCAGGTTTCCATATGTAAATGGCTCGTCTATTCCTACTCTCTGGCCATCGATTGCTATATGCGCATCACGAGTTTTTGCCGACCTGGTCGCGTGCCACTGCCTTTGCAAATTAACTCCTTGCGCTGCTGCGTCCTGCGATGCAAGCAATGATCCTTCAGATGCAGTGCGCGCAGATTCAGTGAGTGCGATTCTGTCGGCTTGATATTTAAAATTCCCCATTATGTCTTGAATTCCAGAAGACATTTGCGCAACTGATTTCCCCTGGATAAATCCGCCAGAAATAGTTTGTTGTATTTTTGCAAGGTCTGCGATTTTATTTTTATAAAGCAAATCTGAAAGACTACCATATTCAGGCACAAGATTATTTAGTTTTATTCTTTTTTTAACATCTTCCGCAATTTTGGCCCATAGTTCGGTTGATCCAGTAGTTGCAATTTCAACAAGTTTTGGATCGAGAAATGTGAATGTAGTATTTACGGATATTGGAGTGAACCAATCTAAAATATATTGCTGGCGATAATAAGAATTTGTCATTGAAATTTCAGAACCAGTTTTTAAATCTTCTCCTACTTTTTTAGCATAGTATGAATATATCTTTTGCGTTTCTTTTAGCAAAATATTTAATCTATCATTTTGAATTACGATATTATAAATATCCTGCGATGTTCCCGCTCCTGATTTTAAAGATAAATATTTCCCATAAAACTTTTCTAGTTCTTCAATAATTTCTTTTTGTGCAAGATCATAATTTTTAAGCATGGCTCGATTAAAAGCCATGCTTTCTTTATCGGTTAAATCTTTAGCGTAGAGTTGTGCTTCTTTAAAGTTCATTTAACAACTGTTGTATTTTGTGTTTCTTCAGATTGCTTCACATTTTCCATCTTCAAACTTTCAGGAGTCATCACGTCTCTTTTTTCTATTTGTTTTTTTAATGATTCCTCTTTTGCCTTTTGTTCATCTTCGATACTCCAATTCGCTGGATACATTTCATATTGTTTTAGCTGATAATAATATGTCTCCTCGCTTATCAAGCCGGATTGCAATGCGCCCATTAGCACGGTAAGCAATTGCGGGTCGATTGTTGCCGTTTCAAAATCAGTGTTAAATTCAACTTCCGCATTTTTATCAATTCCCATCCATGCATTTAGGTCTGATAAAATTTTCGTTGTTGAATCAGAAAGACTTTTTGAAACATCTGAAAGAGTTGCGTATTCTCCCTCGCTTGATATGCGTGATGTTTCAGCACTTGCGACATACCGTCCTTTTCCGCTAATAATTTGCGATCCGAGCGCAGCCATTTGTTCCTCTTTATGCCGGAGTTCATCTTTTAGTCCGCTATCGCTCGACGCCTCGAGAAAACTTGCGCCTCCATCAACTGGGAAATCGGCAGCTCCACCTACTGGAAATATTTTATCATCACCCCATCCTCGAGTGATAACTGTTTTTGCACCAGTCCAATGTAAAAGATTCTCATAATCTGCTGAATTAACATAATGTCCAAGATTCAAATTTATAAAATCAACCATTGCAGATTTTGAAACATTATTATTTATTCCTTGCGCAGTTATAATATAAAATGGAATAAAATTAAAAACATTATCTCGTATAACTGGCGTTATCTGTTCGCCGTCTTCAATTATTTTTCCACGCTCATTTTTAATCCAATTTTGTACGCGATAAATGCCGTTTTCATCAAGAAATAATTCTTTCCATATTTTTATTTTGTTTGTTTTGTATTTATCTAATGTATTTTGTTTAGAAACAAGTCCCTCAAGCATAACCATTGTTAGTTTTTCAATACCATCAACAATCGAAGTGCGCCAGTTGATAATTGATTCTGCATTGTATGCCGTTAAATATGGTCTTTTTTGCGCATCCGAATAATCAAGCAAAATTCCTACTCGATTTATGGCCATAACTTCTTTTGCAATGTCTTTAAAAAAATAATTAAAAGAAGCTCCGGCTAGATTTATGTTTTCCAAAATAGATTCATCAACTTCTTTTATAATTGGATTTTTTCTAAAAAGTTGCCCAAGGCTCGCTGACATCGTGCGTGCGGAAGAATTAACGTATTGTGCACGCTTCAAATACGCCTGATATTCTTGAGGAGTTTGCCCGCCTAACATTGGCAAGTATTTTTCCCCGCTTGCTTTAACTGCATCTTGCCCCTCAAGAGCGTCTCTGGTTTTTCCCCATATCGCATACCACGTGTTATATTCTTCGCGTCTCGTGTCTTGCGGCATTTATTTACCATCCACTTATTTTATTTATCGAACCTTTTTTATGTCTCATTATATCTTCTAAGGCATATCGCAATGCGTCTATTCCGTGATTGTGTTTGTCTTCTGGCACTGTCGTTGGCAATCCGGTCAATCGATCCACTTTATAACAATATAACCGAAATTCGTCAATCATGTTTTTGCAACGTGGATGTACTATAATTTTTTTATACCCACGCATGTGGGATATTCCTTCCTCTACCGATCCTATGCCTTTTACTGAGCTTTTTGTTTTTGGATATCCGTTTCTTTTTAAAAAAGAAATAGTTTCTGGCCTTGAAGAATCTGCCGTAATATAATTTTGTTTTGATAATGGAATTTTTGAAAATAATTCTGGCAGCAAATCTATGTCTACTCCATATCCCCAGGCCTCATAGTCAATGTATAAATTATTTTCTTTTAAAAAACAACGCACAAGGCAAGAAGGGTCTTGAGAAAATCCAAAGTCGGCTCCGAAATAAAATTGAGAATCTTTTGGCGTTTCGAAATCTTCTATTTTCCATTTGCCATAATAAATTTGAGCATCTGAATGCATCACGCATTTTCCGAGCCACTTATGCGCATATTTATCTGGATCATTTCCGCGATCATATTCCATTTCAGACTTTAAAACATCAGGAAACCACGGATTATCAGAATAATTTATTTCAATTTTTAAGACATCATCGCGATTTGCGAGAGTATAATCAACATGCACTGGGTCGTCGTCATTGGTAGGGTTATATGTAAAAATTATTTGAGATTTTTCTTTTCTGATAGTTGGCGTGAGAGTTTCGAGTGATTTTCTTGATACGCTATGCGCCTCTTCAATCCAGCATAGATCAATTCCTTCTGTGGATTTTATGTCCTGATCATTTCTAAAAAGTCCCTTGAAAATAAACTCAGTTCCATTTTTTCCAGTTATTCGATCTTTCGTGATCTCATAAAAATTATTCATTTTATGCTGTTCAATTTTATCTGAAAGAAGTTTGTGAACGGAATCTCTAATTGAATTTTGGACTTCTCTCGCGCAAAGAATCCTTCTTTTTTTTTCTCTGCCTTTTGCAAGTAGAAAATCTGCGACTGTCCACGACTTTGCGCTGCCTCTCCCTCCATATAAAACGATATATCTTTTTTCAGTTGTAAAAAGTTCAGTTAATTTTTCAGGAATTTCTATATCCATTATTTTTTTGTTTTAACTGGAACAATGTTTATTTTGCAGTCTAATTCTCCCGATAGGGAAATTTTATTTCCTTCTGTGGCCTCGCGGATTTCTTTAAGCATAGAAACAGATGGTGATCCTCCTTCAATCAAAACTCTTTCAACAACTGTTTTTAATTTAAGTCCTTTTTCTTGGCCAGTTTGTTCTGACAAAATATCAGCGTAAATTTCGCTCATCAATTTTTTTTCTTTTTGTTTTTTTTGGCTAGCCCTTCCACCCATGGCTGCAATTTTTCTTTGCTCTTCCTTTGTCCTCATATTCTGCGGTTTTAAATTTTCTATATTTCCACGGCCCGCCATTATTTATTCCCTTTCATAATTAGCCCAGAGCGTTTCATCGTGATCTTCGATTGTGATAAAATTATCATAAATCGGGTAGGGGTTCGACCAGTACGCAAATTTCCAGGCAGTGATCACCGTATTTTTTACACAGATCATTTTGCAATTGCATGTTCCGCCAGTAACGCAATCATCCGGATATTTTAAAATTGCAGTTTCGCCTTCGGCGTATTTTTTGCCCTCACTGGGAAGCCCGCCTTGATAATAGCAACCTGACGGAGCAGCCATGTTTTGATAACTCAAGGAATATGTTTTTGTTTGCTCAATTGGATTCGTGGTTTTCTGATCTATGATTTCTTGATCCTCATAGCATCCCCACAACAC